AATTCTATTCTTGTCTCTATAACCTCAGTTACAGACACCGTTACAGCAATATTAGTGATAATGCAATTAGCTTCATAAAAGACATTTTTCTTTGAATTATCAGGATCACGGTAAATATAAAATAATCCATCAAAATCTGATCCTTGCTGAGTACGAACCAACAATTGAGCTAAATAAAATGGAAATTCTGGGTCTGTTCCGTATTCATTAGCCCGATCTCCTGTGTCATAATCATGCTCCCAGATACAGGTCATTGATCCTTGACCACTAATTAAACCAGCCTCATATTGATTTCTAAACTCATCTCCAAGGTTTGTTAAATCAACTTGCTCCCTACTCGTTGTCATTTCAAATTCTCTAACACCTGCTACATGCCTAAACCTTTCATTTCTGGTACGAATTAAAATATCTTTTGAAGAACTAGGAGCAACAAGAGTTAAAGCATTAGCTGTTAAACCTTCAATTGCTTTTGCAAAGGAATCAAATAAACGAATACCACCTACCTGATCAACATTAATAAACCATTTCCCATCTGGATAACTATGACCGTTAACTAATTCAAGTGTTGAACCATCAGCCGTTTCTATTTCAACTTCATCTCCAGTTATTAACGAACCAGAACTATGGTCAACACTAAATCTTTTTGTTGATGTGTTTACGTCATAAGGATCTAGCTTCGTCTGCAAAGCAGATTGAAGCGTATCTCTTTTAAGGGCTATTTCACCCCATTGACCAAAATAAACACCCATTAATCAACCAAAGTTGTGTTGCCATAAGGAGCACCATTAGCTTCCCAACTAATATCAGCAGAAGCAACTTCTCCTACTGCACTATTCATTGAAACCCCTGTAATAAAGACAGAGAATTGAATATCTCGAACATCAGTAGAACCTGTCGTCATTCGCAGCTTCAAAACAACTTGTGTTGATGGATCGTTATCACCATCACCTGCTGAACCACCTGTCTTGATCGCAGAAGTTAACAAGGCATTTAGGTTTGAGTTAGCACCAGAGCCAGGAGTTTCAACGTAATAAAACAGTCTTGCACTTCCGCTATAGCTTCTAACACCTGATTCAAGTGTTCTATCTGTA